TATGCGCCGCCAGTCAATACAGTTGCGCCGGCGATCACAGGGACAGTGACTGTTGGAAGCACGTTGACTTGTTCGCAAGGAACATGGACAGGTGAACCAACTATCACATTCGCATTTCAGTGGCAGTTTGCAAGAACCGCAACTGCTATCGCTGGTGCTACGAGTAGCACGTATGTCATCGACGTTGAAGATAAAAACAGAACCTTAAATTGTAAAGTGACTGCAACAAACATTTCAGGTAATGTTTCTGCAACTTCTAGTGCAACCATAGTCGTCCCATAAAGAGAAAATAAATGGCAAGAGTAGACAAATTCACTGCTGCAGATAAACAGAATCAGATCTATAGTGATTTTCTGACTAACCTTAGTCCGCACCCTGCGTCTAGTGACATTGTTCGTTTTGTCAATGAAAATGCCGTAACTCGTTCTATCAAGAACTTAATGTTGACCGAAAAAGGCGAAAGGTTGTTTCAGCCAACTATAGGTTCGAACATCAACCGCATGTTATTCGAACCTATGGGCGACGCTACTGCTACTGCTATCGGTAAGTATGTTTCAGACACCATTTATAATTATGAGCCTAGAGCTAAAGTGATTAGGGTGGACGTAATTCCTAACTATGATCGTAACTCATATAATATCACCATCATATACTTTATCATAAATAAACAAGAACCTGTTACCACAGAAATCACTTTATATCGAGTACGATAATGGCAGCTAATACGAGCATAGTTTTAACTAACATAGATTTTGATACGCACAAGAATACTTTAAAGTATTACTTGAAGCAGCAAGATAGGTTCAAAGATTATGACTTTGACGGCAGTAACATGTCTGTCCTTCTTGACATTTTATCTTACAACACATACCACAATGCCTTCTATCTAAATATGATCGGCAGCGAGATGTTTCTTGACACCGCTGTTATTCGTGATAGCGTAGTATCACATGCTAAAGAATTAAACTATACACCTGGCTCGTTCAAATCTGCTCAAGCAAATGTTGATATCAACATTCTAACTACAAATCTATTGAAGCGTTCATTTACTATTCCAAAAGGCACAACCTTTAATTCACGGTTTGGTAATAAAAACTATACTTTCTCAATCGGCGAAAACATTGTCATTCGTGACTATGAATCTGCGAGCGCAACACAGAACAGATTCCTAGGAACCGATATTACTCTTTATGAAGGTTATTATGTAACTGATCAATTTACAGTAAATTCTGCTGAAAATAAAAGATATGTTATGTCAAATAGAAACGTTGACATTTCTAGTATTTCTGTTACAGTAATTGAGGATATGGGTTCTTCAAACTACACATACACAAGAGCAACTTCATTGTTTGGTTTAGCTAGCACCTCAAGAGTATTCTTCATTCAAGGTGCTGAAAATGAATCTTATGAAATTGTATTTGGTGACGGTGTTATTGGTCGTAAGCCAAAAGAAGGTTCGACTATTTCTATTGAGTATCGTATCTCAAACGGAGAACTTCCTAATGGTTGTAGCTCATTTACTTCAGATGGCACAATCGAAGGTGAATCCGGCATCGTCGTTCTTACTAACGAAAAGGCAGCAGGCGGTTCGGTTGCTGAGTCTGTAGAAAGCATTAAGTTCAATGCTCCTCGTCACTTCACAACACAAGAACGAGCAGTCACTACAGAAGATTATGAGAATCTTTTGAAACTAAACTTCCCAGAAATCAATACAGTCGCTGCATATGGCGGTGAGGATTTAGATCCTCCTCAGTTTGGCAAAGTGTTTGTTTCAATTGATCTTAAAGCAATCGATGCGCTACCAACAGTTAAGAAAAACGAGTATTACGCTTTTCTAAAACCACGTTCACCTGTTTCAATCGATCCGGTGTTCGTTGATCCCGATTATCTTTATATCGCCGTTCAAACAAATGTCAAGTATAATCTTAATGTCACTCGGTTAACTGAAGATGATATTAAGACGCTCGTCGTTTCTGCTGTCCTTGATTACGCTAGCACAAATTTAAACAACTTCAACAAAATTATGCGATATTCAAAGTTAGCATTTGCTATTGATACTTCGCAAGAGTCGATTGTATCAAACGAAACAAAGATCAAAGCGATCAAGAAAGTTATTCCAACAGTCGGCACCTCTAGCACATTCGATGTTGCTTTTGACATGGAATTGGATTCTACTAACACCGAGGCTATAGGATACACTATTACATCATCAGCATTTACAGCATCTGGCAAGCGGGCTACAATTCAAGATGATGGGTTGGGTAATCTTCAAATTTTAACAGCAACAGATTCTGTTAGTAGAAAAATTGCTGATATCGGCAAAGTTAATTATACCACTGGGTTATTACAGATCACCAACTTTGATATTTCTGGATTCGAAGGTGATGGTATTAAATTTTATGCAACGCCAAAATCAAATGATGTAGCCTCAAATAAGAATGTTATCTTAAATATCCTAGAAGAAGATTTGAGTATCAATATTACGGCTGTAAGAGAATAAACGAATGAAAGACATCGAAACTTTAATTTCGCCGTTTATCGAAAATCAATTCCCGTCCTTCTACAAGGATCAGGGTGAAAACTTTATTTTATTTGTTAAGGCTTACTTTGAGTGGCTAGAGCAAAATCATCAATTATTGACTCTTGAAAGTTACACAGATTTCAACGTAGGTGATACACTCGCTCAGGGAACCACTACGGGTAAAATTGTTGCTTATGTTGATGGCGAACTACTAGTATATGTCAATGGGTTTGATACGTTCAAATGCTTGAGCGTTTGTTCTGATATCACCCCTATCACTAGTTCTTCAGGCGGTGCCACTATTATTAAAAAGGGTGGCAGAACAAAGCGAATGGGTTCGCTGTTCTTTGCTAGAAACCTACCCAAGCTTAGAGACATTGATAAAACAATTGATATCTTTATTCTACACTTCAAAGAAAAGTATCTAAAAAATATTGAGTTTGATACAGCAACCAATCAGCGTTTGCTAGTCAAAAATTCACAAGACCTTTATCGATCAAAGGGCACTGAGCGATCAATCGACTTATTCTTCAAATTGGTTTATGGCGTAGATACGGATGTATATTATCCCGCAGATGACCTGTTCAGATTATCAGATGGCGAGTGGGTTGTCCCACAATACTTAGAAATCACTTCAACTGATCGTTCAATTGACCTAGTAGGTAAGCAGGTCAAGGGTGTAACATCCGGTGCAACTGCTTTCGTTGAAAAATACATCAAGCGTAAAATCAAAAGCGGATTTGTTTATATTTTCAACGTATCTGCCGTTGCAGGTGCCTTTATTAACAATGAAATTTTAGTAGCAGACGATACTATTTTTGATGACTCACCTAGATTGATCGGGTCATTAAATAGAGTTGAAATTGGTGCGGCAGCCGGAACAGGATTTGCTGTTGGTGATATTGTTTCGTTTGTAAACAGCGGATATGGCGACTATGGTTTAGCTCGAGTTGATGCTGTTGCCGATGATACAGGTATTGTGGATTTTATCTTTCTTGATGGCGGATGGGGATATACCTCATCATCTAATTCAGATTTATCGGCGCTAGAGCTCGCCAAACGTTCACAGTCAATTGTATCAGAAAAGGTACTAACACTTTCAAACGTTGTCACTTCAAACACAGTTGATGTTATTAATGTAACCGCTGGCGGGTTGGGCTATAACAATACAGATGTTATTACGATTGCAACCGCCTTTGTCAATACAGTTGCTAAACCAACAACAAATGCTACTGGCGGTATTCAATTCGTAACTGTGACCAACCCAGGATCTGGTTTCTACACTGCAACAGTTCCTACTGCAAACATCATTGTTAAAAATTCAAGTGGCGGGTCAACAAGTTCAAATGCAACGTTAACTGCGACAACTAAAGTTAACAAAGGTTATTTTAACTATTTTGAAAGTTTCATACAACCTAAAAGAACAATTAATTATGCAAATGCTACAAATGCCACAGCATTCACTGAAGGTTCATTAGTTCGTTTTGGTAACGCCACAGTCACCACAGCATTTGGCGTCATTTTATCAAATGAATTAGGAACATCTGCAAATGGTGAAATTCAAATTTCGTTGGTTAACGGGTCGTTTGATTCAACAAATAG